TTCTTCTTCCTCTTCTTTTATTTTCATAAATTTAGGAGAATCTTCAACAATATCTGGTATTGCCTCTTTCTCATAAAAGGCTTTTCTTTCTTTGTCTATTAATAGACAAAACTTAAATAAGTCTTCTTTAGATTTACAGTAAGGAAAACCTCTATCATCTTGATAACCTAATAATCTCTGTTGAGCTGATTTTTTATTAAAATTACAGTAATCAAAAGGAGCATCGTTAGATACATTACTATTCCAGAACCATTTTCCTTTATGCTCTTCAAATTTTTCTGTATAAGTTTGATAACTAATACCATTTCCTTCAAATGTATAAGAATCAGGAATATCAGAAATTATTTCTTTTAAAGGTTCTATAGGAACATATTTTTTAAAATGTCCTTGAGAAAATTTCCATCGCCAATAAGAACTTCCTTCAAATTCAATTGTACAATCCTTTAAATCTAAATTATAAATTTTAGTAATTGTAACTATTTTACCTACTAATTTTTCCATCTCAGAATTAAAATTAGGAAATCCTTTTGTTATAACTACTTTATCACCTACCTTGAAACCATGTCCTTCAGGAAGTTCTTCTTCAGATTCTTTTTCTTTGATTCTAATTCCTAATTGCTTAGATAAATCTCGATCAAGAGCTTTACATACTTTACGTAGATCCTCCATATTTATACAAGTTGGAAAAGCACCAATACCAGGAGTATAATTTAAAATTTCTCTACAGTAATCCATTTTATCTACTCCTAATAATTCGAAAGGATAACCATTATGCTGTGGTCCATCACACACCCAAAAGCAATTAATGCCATCATAAAAATGTCCAGGTATATCACCAATTTGAAATTTTTCTACCATAATATAGATTTTATTAAGGAGGGTTCCCCTCCTTAAATTTATACTCCCATAAATTTCATTGTCTCAACATACGAAGATCCAAAATCTTCATATAAGTAATGAGTAGTAGCAGTTTCCTGGCTCACTAATCTTCCTCTAGCCTCACAATGCCATTGGAGTAAATTATATACACTAAAGACAGGTAATTTGATAAAAGGTTCAATTGCTTTAAAAAGCTTTTTAGAATCTCCTTTTCCTACATATCCTGAGAAAGTACCCCAATCTAGGTCTATGTGAATATATTCACGTGTCTCAAAGTCATATGCACCTATTAGTGCAAAAGAAGCCTCTGATGTAGGTTTAAGACAATTTGTAATAGTATCTGGTAACCAATGAGAATTAGCATTTGCAACTTTTCTCTCTTGAGTTCCTACTACACAATCTTTAAGAGTACTTAAAGGTCTTTCTGTGAAATTATGGACTACCATTACAAAGTATTTGTACCCAGCAGCTAATGCTTTTTTGATATTAATATCAACATACTCAGCACAGGCCCCTCTACGATGTCTAACGTCTCCAGAATAACAACCTATAGAAGAGGAATGAATTCCATTATATCCAAAACTAGCACTATTACCTGATCCTAATAAGAATCCATGGAGATCTAAATCTTCATTTCCATTCTGATCATACCAGTGGATAAAAGGTCTTAATATGTTTTTATCACCACCAATAGGAATCCTTTGCCCACGAATAATAGGAACTAAACTCTCACTTAAACTCCTCATATTAGTAGGTAATGGTATTTTCTTTAATTCAGGATCAATCCAACAATCCCCCAGTGGTTCAAGTAAAGCGAACTTTTCTTTAAGAGCTGAGAAAATGGTATCTTGTACATTCTGAATGAGGTCTGGTGCTAAAGCAGGTAAATTAGGTAAAGCAATCTTTTTACGTGCTCCTTTAATAAAGATTGAACGATTGGTAGTTTTAATACTTCTACCTTCAAAATGAGTAAACACTTCAAAGAGTACCTTATTTGATACTCCTAAAGCAATTTTATGAAATGCTTCAAGAGTTTGATTTCTTAAAACAACGTTATTTTTTCTTATTAGTAAATCTAAACGTCTAACAAATTCTCCGGGTCTTTCTGAGAGTTTTGTTAAACCCTCTACATAACTTCTTTTGAAGGCAGCTTCTACTTCTCCATACCAAGATACTACTTTAGTCTCACGAATTAAGTCGAATGCTCTAGCAGCCTTTGGATAAATAGAAGAATATTCACCGGGATGAAGTATTTCACCTAAACGAATCCATCGTTGAGCTTTTAGTTTCATTTCTCTTACATCGCAATTAGTTTTGTTGAGCAAACCTAAAAGATAACGGCGTTCGGTACGATTAAACTTTTTGAACTTGAATTTATCTCTCTCAGGATTAGCTACCTTTTGTAATTCATATCTTCTACCAACTCTTGTTTTAGAAGTTAGAATCTTTTTAGGAACTGCTGGAAGACTGACATCTCCACCACTAAGTCCTACACAAATTCGAAGTACATCAGTGGTTGTTTTAACGGGTACATCTAATCCCATTCCGGCTAGAGTACACAAATTTTCCTTAAATGGTATTACAGGAGGAAAGAATAAAGTCTGCCCAGAGGATACAAACCATTTAATAACTTCTAACATTTTTGTATTAAATATGATTCGCTAAATCATACTCAAGGTTTAAACCTTGCTGCATATTTCTATGCAGATTAGACTATATCATCAACTCTTTCGAGTTGTTTTCTATTTCCACCTGCTTAGGTGTACTCCCTTCCGGGATAGTCGTTGAACGTTCTTTTTGATAAATATAGATTTTTTCTATTTGATATTTAAATTCATCAATAGATCTACTCATTTTCATTTCATTACAAATAGAACAACAAGATACACAGTTATTTAAAGTATATCCTAGATTAGAATTAATTCTGTCTATTCCGTTAACTTTAAATGATCCCTCTATTATTTTAGTTCTAGCGGGATTTCTATGTTTTGGTTCTGTACCACAATAATAACAATTTTTATAAATAATATTTTTAAATTCATCGTGAGTTAATAAAAATTCTAAATTTCTATTTTTTGCTCCTACTTTGTATTGATGTTTTAAAAAGTTTACTTGTGCCTCTATTGTAGGAATCTTTCCTATAATCCTACAATTTTTACAATTATTATTGTTTTTTATACCTTGTATACTTACTTTACTAATACTTTTACATTTAATACATTCACATTTATAGTAATTTAATCTACCTTTTTTATGAATAAATTCTAAAACATTATAAGTTCCTATAGTTTTACCTACATAATCTTTAGCCCATTCATTACTTCTACAAGTAATACATATAGCTCTAGATAGATGTGTTTGTAAAATTTCAGTAACTGTATCACAGTTTTTACATTGTAAAGTACAAAAATATTTTTTGTAAGGTAAAGTATTTTCTACTCGTTTTGAAATAAAAAGAAATTCTTCTTTTTTACCATAAAGCTTCGCTGCTGATTGTCTTTCCATATTTGTATTTTTTATTTTAATTACAATTATAGTAATTAAAATTAACAAAATGGTTAAGATGTTCCAGCAATTAAGAAAATTTTTCGATGTATGTCGCCATACAAAGGGACCTAAAAGTTAATCCTGAGGTGTTATACTCTGTCCTACACTACATAAATTAGTAAAAATTCCTAAGAATTTTGCTTCATCCCCTGCAGTTAACATTTTATATTTAACTGTCTCAAATGCAACTTTAAAAGGTTTGGACCAAGCAGGTGCTTTCCATTTACCATTTGTCATGTAATGAAGAATCTGATTCATCCATAGATCATATTGAGACATGCTCATTACTTGATCTGGAAATCCTGGATAGAAAGGAGTATAAGAATGAACTCCTCCTGTTATTTTTCTTAAGTAGGTAATCACTTCGTTGTGAAAATCTACTATATCAGCTTTATCAGCTTTACCCATAGCAGCAAAAGCATCTTGATCAAGCATATAGCCAAATCTCATAAGTTCTGCTTGCGTAGTCATTGCTATTGCACGATTGTCTACACCTGCATCAGGTAAACAAATAAAACCATTTCTTAAACAGATAATGTTTTTCATTGATTGGAAATTAAATTAGTGAATTTGGATTCAGATTTACGGTCTGAGATAGAAGTAACTAGTTTATAGCCAATTAGTTCTTTTAAATAGATTACTCTACTTCGAATCGGTAAAGGATTGTATCCTTTACCATATATTGATTAGGAAGTTTAACAAAAGTAACTACTCCTTGAGATATACGTTTTACTTTGTATAACTCTGTAGATACAGTTGGACATTCCAATATTACAACTTTTTCTAAAGTGGTTGAGGCATCTCTAAACTTTCTTCTAGCTGTAGAAGTACAGGAAGATAAAATTAGAATAGTTATAAAAAAGATTAATTTTTTCATTATTTGAGTTTTAAATACGTTTTACAGATAGTAAAATAGGTACTGGAGTAATTATTTGTTTTTTGTATAATTTAGCAGCTATAGATGAGGTGCAGAATATTTATCCAGTATTTGATCTACTGTTAAAATAGTATCTTGTGGACAAGACTGTAAATTCGGTCTATATACTGTCATTCATGTGCCAATCTACCAACCTAATCCTCCGTGTAATTTAAAACCTTCATAAGTATTAGAATGACCTCCTTCGTTTTTATAACCATGTTTTTCCAGTAAGCAAATTATATTCCAGAAATCTATTTCTGAAATTTCAGGAGAATAAAGTAAACAATATCACATACTTAGATTTTAGGTACTTTTATTAACAAAGGTTTTGTACTCGATAAGATAGGAGTAGATGTAACAGAATCTGAAAGAGTTTTTTCTACTAAACTATATTTATTCAGGGAATTATAACTAAATCCATATTCGTCTCCTTGATAAATAGCAGCAAAAGGAATAAAGTCACTTTTTTTATCTAAGATTTTAGTTATTTTTACTTCCTCTCTATCACAAATACCTAGAGGATATAATTCAGCAGCAGAACTACACCAATTAGCTAATTTATCACATCTAATAATATCTCCTATGTTAAAAGGAAAGCTTAATACGTTAGGATCTTTTGCTGTAGTTTCATAAAAAGAATATATATCTGAGAGAGTTATTTCTTCAGAAGAACAATGACTATTCCACACCAAAGTATTAAAAGTAAAACTTTTAATACGTAATCCTCCATGTAAAGTAAAACCTCTATAGTTCATACTTGAACCAATCTCTCTTAAACCATTCTTTTTAAGAAGTTCTAAGAGATTATTGAAGATTTCCTTAGTTATTTCTGGTTTATATGGAAGAACCTTACCAATAATATCTATCGTTTTCTTTTTTATTCCTTCTTTAGACTTACTTCGGTAATATTGATCCCATTCTTCAAAAGATATTACATCGTGACCATTATCTTTATACCATTTTACACTACAATGACAACCATCATGAAAAGATATAGCTATGTCAGGATAAGTACTAAAAGAATTATAATATGTCGATCTAACATCTCTTATAACTTCATCCCATTCTTCTTGAGTTGTTACATGTACACACTTAAGCTTACTCATTATTTGTCAATATAAGGTTTATAATTCCTAGGAAGTGGGGTAGATGCTCCATCTGGCAAATCACCTATATTACAAAACCTCCAGTTAATTTTACTCATTTGAGAGTTGTATTCTGCACTAAGATTATTATAACTAGCTTTAATTCCTGCTAATTCAGATGCCCAAATAGATAATTGTTCTCTATCGTCTCTAGCCCAATCTTTACGAGAAATTCCATTATATGCCTCAGATATAGTTTTCATCTTGTTATCATAGACTGAAATATCAGCTATCTTTTTATCAAGTTGAGAAGATGCATCTTTGAACCACTCGTACTTTTTAAGTAAAGTACTTGCTTTAAGTTCTTTAAAAGCTGTATCTTTAGCATCTCGAACATATCTGCCACAACTTGTAAGAACAAGAAGCGACAGAATTATGAGTGTGATATGTTTTCTTATCATCTTTCCTCTAAATTGAGTATGATAGATTTGACGGCAAGAGGAGCATCGGATATATGAAGTATTTCATTACCTCCTTTATAATGTTGATGGTATACTCCTTTAGAATCAAACCAATATAGATATTCAATAGAATTTCCATAGGTGCCATCATCACCAAGTACCTCATTAGTAACATATCTTGTTCCGTTTATCCACACATAGTTATTGGCACCGTTAGAATTATAACCATTACCTTCAACTGTAGCTGGAGTTAATCTTTTACCCGAGGAAGTTACTTTACCTTTAACAGTAGAATATAATAATACTTGACCGGAAACACCTGAGATAACATATAAATGTTTAATTGAACCAGGAAGATTATCTCTACGATATCTCTCAGAAATACTACCCTGTTCAATAGTGGTCCCATCTGATTGTACAACTACAGACACATCAAGCTTTTCAGCACCACTATTAGAAATAGCATCTCTTCTACTAATTTGATCACACGAAGTGAAACTAAAAGCAAAAACTAAACAAAATAAAATAATAAAGTTTTTCATAATACGATTTTTAAAAGTTAAAACGGGCTTGTACGTGCCACTACATTTATAACTATACATCAAGTGTATATGTCATATCTTCAAATATTTTCATACTAAGATAAAGTCATCGACAATGCTAGTACCCGTTATTGAGGTTCTTATCTTTTATAAATAATACAACACTAGAATTCACCCACTGAGTAGAATTCCAAAATACTCTTAAGTTAAGCACCATCTGTACTAGTGTTGTATTAAGTATTTTATTTTAAAAGAGTATCCACGATAGCTACAATTTCCTGAATTGCACCATATTTAGGAGCATAAAATCCAATAAACATTTCCTTGAAATTAACAAAGAATAATGTCAACATAACTACAGAGGTAAATGAAGTTGCTATCATTCTTACTACCCAAGGTGCTTTCCAAACTTTTGTACCAAAGGAACCTATAGTAGTTAATGTAGAGTCCGGAAGTTTTACAATTCTATATGAAAAGTATAGGAATATGAAAAATACCTATTATACTTAATAACAAGAAGTAAATAAAAACTTGTATAAGACGAGCTACTATTACTAATAACTTTCCCCAGACCTTAGCTTTCTTTTTTATAAGAGCAAAATCAGTAACTATTAGTAATATAGTCTTGATCATAACAAATATAAGAGTTACGAATATAAAAGCAGTAATAAAATTCTTGTCGTCAATAGTGACGGAAGCGTTCGATCAGGTTCCAAATGAAATCCATTTTAATAAATCCATAAGATATCTTTTTAAGGTTAATTACTTGACGTTAATCTCCGTCGTACAATAGATTTGTATTCAAATCATTTAGCATTTTAACAGCATCTTCGTAAGACATTGCCTTACCGAGTTTAATCTCTTCATTAGGACACCAATTTCTATTGGCTATTATTAACAAACTTCCTTCGTAAGTTCCTGAAAGTGAGTAATGAGTTACTCTATGATCTGCTATAATAGCAGTGGTAAGTATACTTACAGTTAATAAAACAATTAAAATAAAAACTGATGCTGTAGTATCCTCCCAATTCCAATCTTTAAATAAATTTTTCATAATATTTGAGTTTAAGTTTAAATAATTTGATGAGAGAGCGTGATTCGAACATGCGACAGTATTTCTACCCTAGATATTTTGTTTAGGCCCTTTACCACTTGGATATCTCTCACATGTAACTTTAATTACCTTGACAAAATTTAGTAATAGCTTTCTTCACACCTTTTTCAAATAAGCATAATTCAGTAGTACCTCCTAATCTAAGAAATTCACTCCGTCTAGATTCTCTAGCGATTTCTTCTCTGCTTAGGAAAGTTGTTAGGGAGCCAGTTGTTGTACAACTGGCTAATAGGTTGTTCTTCTTTCTCACAGGAATTTGAATAATGTTAGTTTTTATTCATGAAAAGGATATTCTAAAATGTTTAAAGTAGTTACTAAAATTTGATAAGCTTCGTTTAATCCTGCTTTATCATCTAATAGTATGTTGAAGTAAGGTTTACGTGAGTTTTCGATAGGATTCTCATTAACGTAATCAGGTTCATATCCGTGTTCTGTACAATATTTAACTATTTCTTTTAATCTATTACCTTCATTTCCTGTAAAAAGTATGAGCATAAAACCCTCTTTCTTTAGAAAACGTAATAAACTCTCCATCTTAGGAAATGTATCTCCTAATTTGTGTGTATCAAATACAGTATTGTCAAAATCAAAAGCTATAAATAGATTTCTGTGTTCTTTAAAGGCTTTAACTAGTCTATGAACACTTTCACTTGAGTTAAAATAACGATCTTTCATTGTTGTAATTTTAAAGTTAGAAAAGATACTAAGATAGCCTAAATTATAGGTGCTCATTTCCCTTTTCTTTCTTTGTATTTTAAAATCGTATAACTTTATAAAAGCTATGAGTTTTATCAACCATCCATACTCCTAGTCCTATTCGAATTAAACCGTCTTTGAAACCCACAAATAGGTTACTATTTACAGCTTCTTCAATTTTAGTATAAGGTTTAATCTCTACAACTACTTTGTTATCCCAAATAACTCCTTTTTCAAGAACCATTTGTTTAATTTTCTCACCAAATTCTTTTAAAAATTCATGAGATGAACTCTTATAATTGTGGCTTTGTTCAAGTAAAGGACAAGTAACAATTGAAGTATAAGGATAAAATGCTACAACTGTGAAATTTTCAGGTTGAAGCCACATTTCATAAGGATTCATCATATATTATGTTTTTAGAGTTTCAATTGAAAAGAGGAGGGAGTGAATACTCTTACTCCTCTTTCTGGACTTTAACTATAGGCCCAATCACGACGGCAACTTACCATATAGGTTATGGACGAGGTCCACTACCACGCCTAGACAGTCTCTGTCTGCAGCAAGACTGAATATCTTAAAAGTTTGGAAAGCCCCCGAAGGAAACTAAGGAAAATTCAAATAAGCAAATTCCCCAAACAATTCTTTTGCTTTTTTATCATATGCTTTAGCAGCATCTTCTTCATTCCCGAATATACCTATATAAATTTGCTTTCTATTAAATTTAATAACAGCTGTCCATTTAAGGTCTTTCTTAAATCTACATACTCCTTTAAATTTGGAAGTACAATTCTTTTTAGGTCGTCTATTCATATGATTTTGTTGATTTGTACAATTTCTTAGATTATTCTTTTGATTATCTAAGCCATTTCCATTTTTATGATCAACAAGTTTAGTACCCATAATTAGATTATGCATACTTTGAGTGGTATTTTTGTTATTTGCTAATATTCTCTTTATGACGTAATAAGTATTTCCACTCTTACTTATACTCCATTTAAAGCTATTTAAAAATTCATAATCCTCATCATCTACAAGAGCTACAAATTTGTTTTATTTTTTCCTTTTTGCGATAATAAAATTTCTTTCATACTTAAATTCTAATAAAAAATAAAGGAGCTACAGTTTTACCCGTAACCCCCTTTTCAAACTCAAATATGATTTTAATATCTTAGAAATTTAATATTCTTGTTTTAAATTTTAAATACATCTCATAATTTGAGAATATTTAAAAATTTCTCAAGTGTTTCAGGTAACTTGACATAGGCACTTCATCCCTATACCAACAGTTTAATCGTGCGAAAACTGCCATTACGCACATAGATAAGCCAAACGATGAGAGTTATTATCCATGCTATTACTCTCTTAGCCCGTGAAGACAAGCTATAGTAGTCGGGATAATCCCATACTTTCGTACTACTTCTCAGCTTGTTGTTTTACTATTTCACTCATTCTGACCTGTACCTCAGTAATTAACTTCTTAAAACTAGTAGAAGTTAACTCTTGTACAGCTTGAGTTTGCTCTTTTCTGAAAAAGATCTTAGCTTTGTAACTCCAAACGCCTTTAATATTCTTATGGCAAGAGGTAGTTACTCTATAGATACATTTTCTTTGTAGAGGATTTGATATTTTGTTAGAATTTTCCATGTTTAAATTAACTTAAAAGTAAAAACTAGGTCTTTGATCTATAGGATCACGCTTTTCAGACTATCATTCAGTAGGCAACGTACCTGATTATCTAGCTTGTTATATTTATCGTTAATACGAATCCAGTAGGATTTAAATTTGGGATAAAAGGAATAGAATTGTTAAGAACTTCTTTAACAGGTTTTCCTTCAGGAGGTATTGAATTTGTTTTAGGGGATTCATCAACTTTAGAATCTTTGAGTCTTGTTTCATTCCCCTCAACCATCTTCAACCATTCATCTGAACTATAATACTCATTACGAATAGTATATCCATCATGCAACGCTTGATATGCCTCTTGCTTATTCATTATTTTAATCTAATAAAATGAATTTCAACACGACGTTCCTCAAGAGGAACTTTACCTATTACTTTAGTAACACTAAATAAGGAAGGATATTGAAAATCCAGGGGAATGGAATAGGCTGCAAGTTTTCCAGATAATTCCAAGTCATTATCGGCAGAATCAATATAATCATTTACATATGTGTTATCAACCTTGTTAAACACATAAACTATAAGATGATATTTCATTACTCTGTTTCTCCCTCAGATTTTAATTTCTCAATTATCTCTTTCAAGATATTAATTCGAGTTTCTTTATCTTTAGGATCAAACCAATAGCTAGATCCCTGGGTGTTTTCAGGTTTGTAAAGTACTAATTCAGGAAAATCAGGATTTCGACCGTAAATGATATCATTTACTTGATTCCATACATTATCAAATAATTCTCTGTGATTTGAGAGAACCTTTTCATAAGTATCTACTTCTTTCAATAATACTGTAGTAAAAGCATGACAGAAACCCATATATTTTTTCGGATCACAAGCTTCTAATATTTTTAGAGCTTCTTGGTAAAGTTTAAGTTTTTTCATAATTTGAGTTTTGAGTTTGAAGACTTTCGGGAGTGGGCAGCTCCCTTTTAGTTATACATACACCGACATTAGACGCGTTTTCGCGAATCGATAACCGGGACGATCGAAACCTGCCCAGTAATAAGGAAATTATTACATACTTCGCCACGTATGAGTCCGCTCAAGACATTTCCTTTACGTTATTCTCTCTTATTTATTTTAAAGAGTAGAGAGCACAGTTAGCTAAGCTGGATTATAAGTTTTCTAACTTAATGAGTTAATCTCCTCACTTCTAAATAACTTGATTTTTTGAAAAGTCTGCACTAACTTCTATTAAAGATTTTAATGTGTTCATACCACAAAAATATCTTTTTCCATTTATTGTTAAGTGCCCGTATGAAGGAACAACGATTACAATAAAAATAGATAGTAGCCCCACAAGTTTGTCAAGGTTTGGAACCTTAATGGCTCTCCCACGTATGTCAAGTTCAGCTCGAAAGCACCCTTGTTTAACGAACTCATACAATGATCACGGGAGAGTAAAACCGGTAAATCCCTGAACCAGTTAATATTATGAATGATCTTTAGGAGACCATTTAAAGAACTTTTTGTCTTGATAAGCGTAATAAGTAGTTGCACCAACAGTAAAGCCGATCCAAGAACCAAGTACGATGAAGAGAGCAGTACATTTATGAGCTAATAAAAATTTAAGTACTGTGGGTGCTTTAATTTCGGTTGCTAAACAACCGACTGCTTTAAAGTAACTTAGAAGACAGCCTATAAGGTAAAAGATAATCCAGTACATTAACGGTAATCTTTAACGTGAAACTTAAAGAAATAAGGACTGTTGTACTTAAAAAAAGCAGCTGTTCCCGATACAAATCCTATCCAAGAGAATAAAGTAACAATTAAGGGGAAATGCCACTCATATTTAAGAAATCCTTTAACAGTAGTTTGCTTTGCATCTTTTCCAAAAGCTGCTAAAATTCTCCAGTAACTTAGGAGACATCCTACTAAATAAAGTAGTATAAAGAATAAAAGAGTCATAAATTTATGAGTTTAGATTATAAATACTATTCAATATTCATCCACTTATTTAAAGAACAAGTAGATGTGAAAGACTGAGATTCATCGATAGCTCCATTAACTGCTTTACAGTAATTAAAGGTTATTTCTTTTATGGATGAATTGAAAGATTCAAGACTTATAAGATGTTGACATGGAAATAAATCTTTATTAACAGGAAGAATAGGAATTGGAATAGAATATTCCATAATTAATCGCTTGATAAGGTTAGTTCTCCTTTGTAATCCACAAAATCTTTTGACCAAGCAGTAGAATGATATCCTATAGGAGTCTTGGTAGTATCGTATAATAAAAATCCATTATAAAAACCTTCTTTATTTATACTTACTGCTAATATTACAATATCTCCGATGGTTGAGGTCATTAACTTAGGAAAAGTAGGACTTGAATTATTTTTTAAAGTAGCTTTCATTTCTTGTTTTGTTTGTTTGTTTGAATAAAATTTACTACAACGATCTTTTGAGCAGGAGTTAAACTATTAAGAGAAGCGTCTTTAAAAGAAATTTCTTTCTTTGAATCCGCTTGTGATAGTTTATTTATTTTATTATTCAATTGTACAATAGTATCGTGTTGTTCTTTAATCTTTTTATTCTCTAACATGTTTTTCTTTTGAGAAAAAGCTTTGCATAGAATAATGTAGTTTTCAAGAAATACTCTTAATTCAGTGAATGAATTGTAGATATACAGTTGACCAAGTAATACTACTATATATTGAGTTTTAGTTCCCTGTGGAAGTAAAATATTTATAGCACTATCTGGATTAAGACCTGTTAGATGATCACTTACTCTTATTTTCTGATCTTTTATCGAGTAATAACTTGAGCCTGATGGATTAACTTTAGTTAAAGTTCCATGTGATAAGAGAAATTTACTTAGCTTGCTCATCCTTTAAATTAGATCTAAACCAATTATTAAAGTCAGCAGCATAAAAGATAGAAGCAAATAGATTTAAGGCAAGAAATGTTGCTAAATACCATGCTATAAAAACGTTTTCAGGATCTGGTAATGAGTTAATACATATTACAGGCATAATACCCACTAAAAAGATTATTAAAAGCGATAGAATGATTCCAATTGTTTTCATAAATTTGAGTTTAGGGATTAAAAAATAGAGGAAGTAGACTCTTCTACCTCCTCTTATTTCATGAGCAAACCACAGATTTTATTCCGCGATATTTTTAATACTTTCGTTTTACGATAAGCTAAGACATCATCTCCTCCGCTGATTCGATGAGAGGTCTTAGCGAATTGTTTAATCTTCTTCACCATGGAATTTGTAAGATTCTCTGGTGATAAATCGTCCTGATGGTTTCTTGAGTTTCGGAGAAGAGTTTTTATTATTCTTCTTATTACCCATCTTCTCTGGTTTTGATGCATAAAGATCATCGAATTTACTGTTGATAGTATGTATTTTATTCATGACTATCCTCCACAGTTAATTCTTCTAAAATCTCTAATGTTTCAAGACTCTCGGCTACCTCATCAATGAGGTCACGAGATACTTTAATTTGATTAGCCCACTTGTTAGTTGTGTCCTCAGCATAAATGATCTTATTAAGATCAGAAATTGCTTTTAAAAGTTTAGCACGATTGTTCATTTCTTTTTATTTGAGTTTGAAATATGTCCTAAATTGGGAGTAAAATATCAGCTAAAAGAATTAGAGCTAATGAGAGTAATGTTCCTAGAAAAATGATTGATGAGTACTTTAAAAAACGTTTCATATGTTTGAGTTTGATTTAAGAGCGAGAAGATTGACACAATAGTTTTAAATGTGGTTGTCTCCACTTTTCCATAGGGCAATTACTACACGAGTTGTTTGCCGTTGGTTACTACTTTTATTGTGTCAATGTATTGTTAATGAAAGATTTAGTATAATTGGGTGCACTCTCTTTAATAATAAGAGAAGTTGAGATAGGAGCGGAGAAAAGGGGAAAAAGGAGCGAAGAGGAACTAGTAATCAGCCTCTTACCCCCAACTTTCTCTCTTCACTCCCAGTGTTTTATCTTCTTCTTCTTCTAAATAATCAACTAATCTCCACCTTGTTCCATAAGCTAATACAAACCACATTGGCTTGTTCTTAGGAAGCCCTGTATACTCTGAGTACCAGATAGGTTCGGGGAAATTATCCAGATAAATCCAACCATTTTCCGCACGAAGGATGGAGCTCTTAATGGTACGAGTTAGTGATACGACACCAGTCGTCCTTCCATCCCTTCTAACTTTGTCTGAATCGTGCGACATAGGGATTTGATTTAATGGTTAATGAGTTGTATGATAGATATTGGAGAATGTACAGGTTTGAATGAACGTACTGTACTTAATACTTTACCTAGTTTATTAGATAAAGGATTACTATATAAATATTCCTCTGGGTTATATCAGTTAAATCCTAGATATGCATTTGAAGGATCAACAGTAGATCTGAATAACGCATTAAAAGCTATCATAGAACTTGGTTGTAAAGATTGTTAATACACTTTTAAGTGTATAATTTACACTTTATTTACGCAAAGTTTCCTACTAACCCTAAGGCTTTCGGAAACTCAATGTCTTTTGAGTTTAAGCATCTCTAGGACCTAAACCTATTGCTAGACCTACCTTGCGTATGCACTCAAAATAGAGGGGTTACGTCAATACGTAAAATTACTAACTCCCTAAGGAGTTAGTAATTTCTTGTCTTTTGTTTTTTCTGTCTTACACTTTCGGTACGAAAGTGAATCCGGACCAGCTACCTTTTACAGTCGGAGTTTCGTCCGGTTTAGGTTGGAATCGGTTTACTTCGATTTCTTCTTTGTTACCAACGGTAACGGTACCGCCGAATAATAGTGGAAGCAATTCTGCGCGATTCGCACTGCTTGTTGGAATTCCAACATTAGCGGGATTCATAGCGCCCAGGTGATTCCTTTTGTACAAGCTTCCAAGATTGAGCAAACGACCTTGTGGAGTCATCCAACCTATAGTTTGTACTATACGCATTTGGCCGTTAATCAACCTTTGACCTTCCATGCAAATGAAGTTTCCTTCTACACCGTTCTGCGATGTCCCGTAAGGAATGTTACTTAGGACAAATGATTCTCCGGGAATCAAGTCAACATGACTTGAACCGTCAACCGTTCCTGAAACAGCTTCAATCTTAATAGGTTCTCCAAATAATTGAGCAATTTTGTGTTGTGATAAAAGTGCCATAATTTCTAATTTTAATTTGTTTTTACGTCAGTCACAGAGGGGGGTATGAGAACTAAGAGGCAATTCGCGAATATAACATTCATAATTTCAGTATATTAAAATTTTATAAAAATTTTTTAAAATAAATCCAGTTTTATTATACCCCTATCAGAAATAATACTATCTTTGTATTTCACTAATAAACAAATTATGAATAGACAAAACTTGTTAACACTTCTTGCATTAAAGTGTATTACTTCAGAAGATAAAACAAATTCTGAGATTTTAAAATTACTCTCAAGTAACCGAGATACTACGATCCAATTATTGAATAAATTAGAAGAAGAACAAATAATAACTATATCTAAACTTAATGGATACGTTAATAGATATAAAATAATTAAGGATATAGATCTAGATCCTCCTTTCTTTTTATCTCTCCCTATTAATAAAGTTATTAAAGAATATCTATGTTTGATATATCTAAACTACGAGGAATTTAATAGTATGAAAAGAGATAGTCATAGAATGAAACTTATAGGATGTACCTCATATAATATGTATAAAAAATTGAAAGAGGAAGTAGAAACTTATGGTGAAATTACTCAAAAATTATTTACTCCTTACTATATAATGAGAGAAATTCCTAATACGGTTAGAGATGAAACAGGATTCTTAAAATATATATATCATAATACTACTGAATGTTTATGTAAGATGTGTGGTCAAACAGAAAGTACTTATTTTTCAGAATACAATAAATCATATTGTAAAGAATGTTTTAAAGGAATAAAAGATAATAAAATAATAAATATTTCAAAGTTCTTTAAATTAAAAATACATCATATTAAAAAGTCAGCTAAAAGTAGAAATCTTGAGTTTGATCTAACCGTAGATGATTTAGTCTCACAATATTTAAAACAAAATCAGAGATGTGCTTACTCTCACAAAGAGTTTATCATGGGAGATGGCGACTATTCTTTATCTATAGATAGAATTGATTCAACTAAAGGATATGTAAAAGAAAATATACAATTTATTTGGTTTATATATAATAGAATGAAGGGACAATTTTCTACTAAAAAATTTATGGATATTATGAAATCCATTCAATAATTTTTCCTTATCTTTACTACGGCAATTAAGCCAAACTAAATGAAATAATATGAATAAATTAAAGTATAAAGTATTCCCCTCTGAGGAAGAAACTATTTATGTATCACCCGATACAGAATATAATGGTGCACATTATTACAAAGTACAGAACTCCGTAGGTTTTAAAGATGGTAAAGCAGAGTATGTAGACGGTTACCAGAAAATACAGTTTGTACAGAAAAACTTAGATGGTAGTATGATCCCAGGATTACAAAGTGAACAACTAGCTTACATTCTATTAGATAGATGTATAAAACTAAATAAGAAATTTCCCTCTGATCATAATGCTAAAATGATCGCAGGTCTTGATATCTTCTTAGATGCTTGTAGGGAAAGAGTAGAAGAGAGAATTGAGAGAGGAGTTATGGGAGAGTTAAAGAAATGACGCGAAGTGAAACGTAGCGGTATGTATATAGAAGAATAAGTATATGTAAGTATATAGAGTGTAAAGATACTGGACAAATTGGTAAAGATTTTGGACAGATTGGTAAAGAAAAAGGAATTGGTAAAGATTTTGGACAACGTAAAAATAATAGTAAAAATATTTTGTAATTCAAGATGTTTTTACTATTTTTGTTTTATAAAAGAAAATAATTAATGGAAGAAAATAAAAGACATGTTAGAGTAGGACACTCTTTAAATGATGCATTGAAAGAAAATAATTTAGAAATGTTGGATTTATTAGTATATGCTTCTATAAAAAAATATATGAATAATCTAACTAGAATATCAGATTCATCACACTCTCAAATAATGGCCTTTTCTGGTTTATCTAAACCCACGATAATCAAATGTATTAAGAATTTATCTAGAATGGGATTTATAGAAGTACACCCTAGAAATTTAAAGTCACATAACTATAAATTTCCACAATCTGCTGAACATTTTGAACAATTTTTATTTACATTTTTAGATAATGATAAATTAACTCCTCAGGATAAAGCTTTTGTTATAGCATGTAGAAAGTTCTTTTTAAAAAAAGGAGAGGGCTTTTATATTGCTGCTGGTATCTCTGAGTTATCTAGATGGACTGGAATGATTAAGCAAACAGTAAGTACAAGAATAGATTCCTTAAAAGAAAAAGGAATGGTTAAATATGAATTAACTACTAGACCTAATGGAAATAATGAAGTTAGTTTAATATTTGATATGGACTCTTTAGGATTATTATTACAAAAACAGGCAGAAGATATAGATAACTTAAAGGAAAATAAAGCAGATAAACAAGATGTAGAATCTTTAAGAAAAGAAGTACAAGAATTAAAACAATTATTAAAAGTAAAATAATGAAAAAATTAATACAATATTTAAAACAAATTGATCCTCGGATCACAGTAGAAGTAAACATTGAAGAAGAAATATATCACGTTTCTGCAGGAATAGAAAATGCATTTACATGTTCCTCAAGTAATTCTTCTTTTCGTAAAGCAAAGAAACAATTCTTTAAAGGTCATATAACTCTAGCATTAGCTAAAGAAGTAGCATATCTACATGCAATGGAACAAGCTGAACAAGAAAGAAAGAATCGTATTATTAAAGAACAAGAAGAACTATTAGCTAAAGAGTTTGAGTTATTACTTGAACAATCAGCTCAAGAAGAAGAATTAAAACTTTTATTAGAATATATAGATAAACAAAATGAGATTAGAACTAAAGTAGATATTATAAAGGGCTTAAAATGAGATTGTTCTTTGATACTGAATTTACAGGACTTCACCAAAATACAACACTTATAAGTATAGGATTTATAAGTGAGAATGGTAAAACTTTCTACGCAGAATTAACAGATTACGATGAGAGTCAAGTTGATGAATGGATAAGTGGGAATGTAATAAGTAAACTTAAATATACTAACGAAGGTATTTATAATGATAACTACTCAGAGTTTGAAATGAAAGGTAACTCCTTTGAAGTAGCCGAACAATTAAGATTATGGTTATTGCAATTTGAAGAAGTAGAGATATGGAGCGATTGCCTACATTATGACTGGATTTTATTTATCAATTTATTTGGAGGTGCTTTTGATATACCTAAGAATGTGTATTATATCCCATTTGATTTAGCCTGTCTATTAAAAATGTTTGGGTACAATCCAGATATTTCAAGGTTAGAATTTAGTGGCCTTGACGAAATTCAACATAATGCTTTATCAGATGCTAAAATGATAAAGGAGTGTTATAATAAAATTTATAGAATACAAAAAGAAAGTATTTATTATGTGTATGCGTATTATGATCTAGATAATAATCCTTTTTATATAGGTAAAGGTACAAAAAATAGAATGTATTATCATTTATATACTAGTGCTTCTTATAGAAAAGATAAAACTATTTATAACAAACATAAAACTAATAAAATAAAATCTATTGTAGATAAAATAGGAATAGAATTATTTTCACAAAATAATATAAAAATTATAAAAGATAAACTTACAGAAAAAGAAGCACTACAATTAAAAGCACAATTAATTTTAAAATACGGAAAATTAATAAATAATACAGGTATATTAACAAATATTACAGACGGTGGGGAATTTTGTATTGGAAACCATTTTAAAACAAAAGAACATAGAGAAAAATAGCAAAAACTTTAACAGGACATAAAAGAAGTGAAAGTTCTAAAATAAAACAAGGTCTTACAGTAAGAGGAATTAATAATCCTAACTTTGGTAAAGTTAGGCCAGAATATGTAAAAGAAGCTATTAAAAAGCTAATAGTAGAGCTATCACATTTGAAGGAAAAGAATATACTAGTATTACAGAGTGTGCCAAAGAATATAATGTATCTAGAACAACAATCATGAGAAGAGTAATGAAATAAGGGGCTTACGTCCCTTATTTTTTAATTAAATTTTTCCTAATATTAGTATCTATATAATTAAGATTATATTTATCCTTAATCTCTTGTGGGAATTTAGAAGCTTCTGTTATAGTGAATCCTTTAGAGAAGTTATTATCTAAACTATTGAGAGTTCCTATATTTTGAGTAGAGTCTTGTTTAGCTATATTAGCCCAAAGAGAACGCATACGAAGATCTTCATATTTAGGATCATATTTAATAGTAGAAGATTCGTTAGTTGGAGGAATAGGTTGAATAGGTTTTGTAGTAGGTTTTTTATATAAATAATTAGTAGTAAGCCATATATTCTCTGGTTGGGTAGTTTCACGCGTAATTAAATTATTTTTACTATATACATTATTATAATAAATATCTTTTATCGGTTTTATCTTAGTATTTAAAGATTTATGACCATCACTGATGTTGGACATAATATCAAACATCTTTATATATTCATTCATACCTAATTGTGTATGCCCATACTCTTTGCCTACATAATTATCTAATAATTTAGCACTAGTTTCTCCATAATTATAACTACGTAAACTATCATGATACGCTCTATTAGCCTTAACCCATTCAGCACTATCTTTTTTATACTTACTTATATCAGCTAAAAACTTAGCTTTTTTAGCATCATTTTCAGAAAGAAGTTCTTTATACTTTTGTTTACCATAAACTGTTATTTCAGGAATTTTAAAACTTCCTCCTTCTTGATGTTTAAGAATTTTTCTACATATCTGTTCACTCATATAATATTATTTTTAGTTTAATATCACAAAGTTAAAAAAATTATATAACTTTGCATAATTAAATTATGAATATATGAAAATAAATTTCCCATTAATTGCTTTTATTGTTTTACTATTATGGTCTATAGGAGCTACTTACTTTGGTTATCAATTTTACAAAAAATTTACAAGAGTAGAAGAAAACCAAACAATACTATTACAACAAGTAGATGGGATGCTAAAAGAAAAACAATTAGTTTTAACTCCTAAAGAGTTTAAACAAGCTATGGATAGTACTACTAAAGCTTTAATGAAAGAAATTGGGACTAATACTAGACACATAGAACAACTTGTAAAAGCATCTTCTACTACAAAAGGTACAATAACCTTTATTCCTAGAGACACTATAATCTCTAGACATGATACACTAGCAAATGCTACAGTATTTAATCATACTGAAAAGTTTTTAACTATGAGAGGTATAGTTTTAAAAGACTCTGCTTCAATAACTTGGTCTTCTTGGGACAAATTTAATATATTACTTTATTGGAAAAGAGAAGGAAAATTTATACCTCGGCTATTTGGAAAGAAAGTGTATACTAGTACTATTAAAGGAGAAAATCCTTATATGAATTATACTATAAATCAAAACATTAAAGTACAAAAAAGATAATGAAATTTTTAAGATCAGATTCAGTACAATCTACTTTAAGAGTAGTAGTTTTTATTTTAGCTGTTGGAGTATGTTTAAATTTATTGGCAATACCAATATTAATAGCTTTCGCGTTAACTCTATCTCAGGATTTATCATGGGTAGGTCCTTATGTAATAGCTCTCGCTGCAATTGGAGGAAGTGGAATAGTAGGTAAAGTAGTCCAAAAAAGATACGAGAAATCGGAAGATATACCTTCTATTAACGAAGAAGTAGATAGACACATGTAAACAAACCTGGTATTACCAGGTTTGTTTATAAATCCTTTAATAAATTTCTATTTGTTAAATGTTTTGTAGAATATACATATCTTCCTAACTTATTTAATTTTAAATGTCTTCTAATATGACAATTAGCGCAGACTACCTCATAATTACTTTTAGTATTGTTTGAAGGATCTGAATCCACATGGTGTATCTGTAAGAGATAGTATCGATTCTCTCCACAATCTATACAAGATCCTTCTGTTAATAATTTTTGGTTATATGAAGTAGAACGTTTTAGTCTATTTGGATTGTCTACTCTAGAATTATTGTAACAGTTTCTACCACAATAAAATTTATTACCCTTCGATAAATTTCTATCATACTGAGATTTAGGTATTTCAAAAGATTTATTACAGGTATTACAAGTAACTTCTACTCTATTCTTTAAAAGGGTTTGAGAACATTTTATAGAACAACACTTTTGGGTATCCCAAGTATGATGTAAAAATGAATTTCTGCATACTATACAAAAGTCTTCCTTATTTTTCTTTCTAATTTTCTTTTTATTCATTATCGATTTTTAGCCATCTTTTTAAATGTTTTAGCAAGATTATATCTCCTACTTCCTGCTGGACAAGAAGAACTTCCAAATTTAGATCCTGTACATACTCCTTCAGTTCCTCTTTTCTTTATACTTTTAGTTACCTTTTGTATCCAACCACCTTTCTTTAAATAATTTAAAGGTTTTGGTATTAATCGAACTTCTTTTTCTTCTTCAACCTCTTTTATAATAGGAAGTTGTCCTCCTTTTTTATTCTTAGGTATTAATTTTTTTTTCCATAATGATTTTATTAGTTTATGAACTTATAAATATATGAAAAAAAATATTATCTTTGTGACTTAGATAAATTATTTTACAAACAGATTTAAAATTAAAACTATGGAGGTACAAGAATTGAGAGAATTTATAGCAGAGAAATTCGAACTCCATGATCGTATTCTGGAGGTACAAATGCTGAATATTGATAAACAGTTTAAACTTAATGAGATTTACCAGAAAGAAAACATGGAAAGTCATAAAGATTTAAGAGACAGTATTCATAAATTACAAGAAGATCTAACAAACGTAAAAGCTATGGAAGCAGCTTCTAAAGAAAGGCATTTAGCTAAACAAGAATTAGAAAAGTACAAAGAAGATTTAAAAAGTAAGTACTCTGTTATGAGATTGATAGAAAAGTATCCTAAAATAACTTGCACAACATTACTTGTGATATTAGGATTACTTATTACAGGAGATCTAGAAGGAATTCTAAAAATTTTAGGATTCTAAAAATTAAAAAATTAAATGAATGAATGAATTAATATATAATAAGAGAAATGGTAATGTAGCGTTCAGAGAATCTGACCACTGTTATTTTGATTTACGAGATCCTAATAAAAAGTATACTTCAGTTACATCGTGTATTCATGATTACGTGGAAAAATTTGACGAAACGTATTGGTCTAGGTACAAAAGTCTAGAGCAACTAGCTGGTATAGAACTATTTAAGTCAAGTGGAGTCAAATCGGCTTTGCTTGACTTAAAAATATGGAAAGACTCATATTGTACTAAACTAGGAGTATCTATCGAGGAAGTTCATAATAAAGCTTTAGAGATTGCAGAAGGTTATAAAAAGAATGCCGAGGAGGCGTGTGCCTTTGGCACAGCTTACCACTTAGAACAAGAAACAAATTTTTATAAAAGAGGGGGTAAATTTAAACTGGACTTTCTTGATAAAAGATTTGATAAAGAATATGTATGTAATAAAGACTATTACGAACTCGATTTGGAGAACGGAATCTATCCGGAATATCTAATCTATTGGGAAGAAGATAATCTTAGAATTTCAGGACAAATAGATGTACTTATTAAAGAAGGAAATGACATCACATTATTAGATTGGAAGACAAATGCTAAGGGAATAGAAGATAAATCTTACTATAATCATAAGACTAAATCCTACAAAATGATGAAATATCCTGTTAATAATTTACAAGATTGCACTTTAATGCATTATACCTTACAATTAAGTTTTTATGCTAAACTTTTACAGAAAATAAATCCTGAATTTAAAATTAAATTATTACTTTTGAAACATTATAGTAGAGAAGGAGTACAAACTGATATAGAATTAGAGTATCTACCTAATGAAGTAGATAAAATAATTAAGGATATACAGAAGAAAAATTATATAGAAGAACAAAGAAATAAAAGATAACTATGTCACAATTAGGAGATATTATAGAAGGACACTTAAATGAATTATTAAAAAATAATGAAGAACTAAGTGAACGTAGATTAAAGATTTGTTCTACTTGTCCTATAGCAAAACAAACAGCTACTGGAATAATGTGTGATTCAAGTAAATGGATAAATAGATATGGAGAGGTAGTAACTAAAGAAACTACAGGTTATGTAAGAGGTTGTGGTTGTAGAATGTTAGCTAAAACAACTTTAGAAAATGCAAGATGTGTCGTGAACAAGTGGTAATACTTAAAATAAAAATAAATAAATTAAAATAATGATTATGAAAAATGTAAAAGTAGAAGCACAATATACAAATGTTATTGTGAAAGTAATGGATAATAAATATCGTAAAACAAAAACTAGTGGTGGAATTTTACTTCCTGATGGAAGATCTTATCAATCACAAGAGACAGGGCAATTAGAAAATGATTTAGAACAAATTATAGCATATGCTGAAATAATTAGTGCAGGTTCTGATTGTAAATTTTATAAAGAAGGAGATGGTTGTTATCTAGATACTAGAAGTCTACGTCCTATTCCATTTATGGGTTTAGAATATATGCAGACTAATGAATTAAATCTTGTTTGTAAAGTAGTAATAACACCCGATGAATAATGGAAGAAAAAGTATATTATTTACCTGGAGATTTATGTGAGGTTAAACATAATATTCCATTTAGACCTATAATGGTTGTTAAAAAAAAGGTAACTAGAATGATTAAACCAGGTCCTTTAGAACCTAAAAGAGATTTTTTACAAGGAATTATTTGTTATTGGTTCTCTTCTACAGGAGAATATCAAGAAAATATATTCTCTACTAAAGACCTACAAAGAAAACATTCTTAAATTTAAAAATATGGACAATAAAGAAATACAAGCACAATTTATTAAATGGTTAGCTAATAAAACAGGAGCTAAATCTGAACAAGAATTGACTGATATAATAAAAAAATTACAATCCACAGAAGGAGCTATGGAACAGACTATTCAAGAATTTAAAAAAGAACTAGGAGAAAGTCAATCAGAATCTATGTTTAAAAAAGGAGGTAAATTAGATTATCTTGATTGTTTATCAAAGTTTAAAAAAGGTGGCAAAATGGATTGTGGTTGTGGATCAAAATCACCTAAAATACAAAAAGCCTTTTTAGGATCAGTATTAGGAGCACTTAAAGGAGCAAGTACTATTATGAAAGGGGGTACCTCTGCAATTAAAGGAGCACAAACATTAGCTACAATTGGTAAGGTAGCTAATACTGCACAAGGAATGTTAAACATAGGAAAGAATATTGTAGGAGGTACTAATCCTGTAGGATTACCTTCAGCTAATAATATTCAAAATCCTAGTATGGAACCATTAGAAGATACAAGTACTTCTTCTCCTTTAACTACATTAGGAGTTAGAAAGACTCAGTCCTTAAAACCAATGAATACTCCAAAACAATCAGGATTAAAACCTATGATTCCGATTGCTACTCCTAAACTAGTATAAAACAAAATATGAATGCTCTCTTTTTAGAGGGCATTTTTAAAATAATATGAATTAATATGGAATTATTTACACTAAGTGAAAATTATAATCCAATCATAAATAAACCAGACGTTCTATTAATTAAAGAATTCAAAGATTTATTCGATCCAGAAAGATGTAAAGGAGTTAAAGGTGATTCCAAAGGAACCTTAAAATTTAGAGCCTTTAGAGAATTATCTTATATCTATTTGGTCTATGATTGGAAAACAGCCTATGCTGAGTATTCTATGGCAGAGAAAATGGAAGCTGCTTTATTAGATTCTGAGATAGATCCAGAATGGCTTAATGATCCATTATTTAAAGCTGCTGTAAAAAAATATCAAGAATTACAAGATTCTAGAATATTAAGACTTTTAAATTCTGCTTATAAGGCAGTAGATGAATTGAGATTATATTTTGATACATTAGATTTATCAGAGAGAGACCAATACGGCAAACCTATATTTTCTACTAAAAACGTAATGAGTGAGATAGCTTCTTTAGGTAAAACTGTTGAGGGTCTACAACAATTACAATTTATGGTTATGCAAGAAAGAGAAAAAGCAAACTCTTTACGTGGATCCACAGAATTAGGTATTTTTGATAAATAATGAGTATGCATTGGGATATAACCACAGAGGAAATACTTAGATTACATGAAGCAGGAGAAGCATTTTTTAATCCTATTTTGTCATATGAAATTACAAAATATCGTCCTATTAATGCAACACAAGGATTAGATTTTGATCCTACCCCTTTCACAGAAGTAGGAAAACGATATGATTCTACTAAAAAATTTTGTACATATCCTACTCAATCTAAAGCTTTTAAAGATTGGTGGGAAAATCAACATAGATTATGTGATAAAGGACTAGAAGTAGATGGATATAGAGTTACAGGAGACCATTATTTTTTCTTAAATTTTTATACAATGTTAAAATCAGAAGCTGGTAAAAAGGCAGGTTCAGGTCGTAAAGACGGTAGACCTGAATTTTGGGCAGCTCACTATGAATTTTTTCATTATATAGAATTATGTGAAGTTTTAGGATATGACTCTGTAATATTAAAAGCCAGGGGAGTTGGTGCCTCTGAGATAGCAGCATCTCTTGGTGTACGTCCTTATACTACAACTAAAGGATATAATGCACTTTATGTAGCATACGCTTTAAGCCATTTAGAAGCACCAAAAGGAGTACTTGGTAAATGTTGGAAACAATTAGACTGGTTGAATCAAAATACAGGTGGAGGAATGCGTAGAGTACGTATGGGAAAAAATGATGACTTCACAAAGAAAGCTTGTATGAAAGATAAAACAGGAGAAGAATCAGGGCACATGGCAATTATTTCTGGACAAGTTGTAGATAGACCTGATAAATTAAGGGGAGATCGTGTAGATAGATTATTTTTTGAAGAGTCTGGTAGTAATCCTTGTTTAGGTAGTACTTGGATTGTAGGAGAAGCTCTTGTCATAATAAATGGTAGAAGACATGGTTGTAGAGTAGCGTGGGGATGCGTATGTAAAGGAACAAAAGTATGGAACAATCAAGGAGATTTTATAAACATTGAGAATGTAATTCCTGAGAATGGAATACTGGGATTTGATCAAGAAACAGGAAAAGTATCTAAAGAATCTATTACTTACTGGCAACCACCAGCAAAAAAGCCTTGTTATAGAATAACAACACATACTAGTAGGACATTAGAATGTAGTGAGGATCATCCTATTTTATATAGTGAGGTATATTTAAGAAGAGGTTCTCATAAAAATAATAAAAAAATAGTTAAATTTAAAGAAACAAAAGATCTAAAACTAGGAGATCAAGTTGCTATAGTAGATGAAGTGCCTATATTTGGAACAAAAAAAATGTGGGAACCAAGATTAGTAGGATGGTTAATTGGAGATGGATCATATGGTTTTGATAAAACTCCTGTATTATCTAATTGCGAGGAAGAAATATTAAATTATGTTAAAGCAAATTTTGATTATAAAATAGAAAGAAGTTATACTACTAAATTAGGTAAGGAATATAATGAACTAAGAATTAAAGGAATTTGCCATAAATTAAGAGAACTTGGAATATATGGCCAGACTAGAGGAAAGAAGACTTTACCTAAAGACATTCATTCGTACACTAAGGAAGATATTTGTGAAGTACTAGGAGGATTTTTTGATACTGATGGAAGTATATGTGTTAACTCAAAAAGAATAGTAATAGATTTATCATGTGCCTATCATTCATTAATGCTAGAAGTAAAAATGTTATTAATGAAACTAGGTATTCATGGTTCAATTACTAAAATTAAAAAGAAAGAAAATAATCCATTAGATAGAAATGATTACTACCGATTTGTAGTTGCTGATAAAGATAGTGTGTTAAATTTTCACAAACATTTGAAATTCTATCCTAAAAATAAACAAGTTAAATTAGATTCTTCTGTAGATCATTTTAAAAATAAAACTCCAAAAAGATCAAAAGATATAGAAGGAATTAGATATGAAAGAATAACTAATATAGAATTTTTAGGGGAACAAGATGTATATAATTTAACAGCAGGTGTCACAAACACTTATATAGCTAATGGTATTATTACACATAATACTGGTGGTTCTGAAGGTCCTTACTTAGAAGGTCTTGAAAAAATGTTTCTAGATCCTATTACTTTCGGAGTACTTCCTTATAAACATAAAAATACTATTAAAGGAGATACTTCATTAACAGGATACTTTCTTCCAGCTTGGGCTACTGTAATGGATCATATGGATAAAAGAGGAGTAGTTGACGAAGAGAAAGCTAAAGCATATTATAATAAAATACGAGACGTTAAAAGAAAAGATTTTAATACATATTCAAAGTATTGTGCGGAATATTGCTTTTATCCAGAAGAAGCGCTATCAAGACAAGGTAATAATAATTTTGACCAAGAAAAATTAGCTGATCAATATACAGAAATTACTTTTAATAAATCTACTCCTATTGTAAAACACGGTTATACTAAATGGGATTATGAAAAAGACGCTAATAATAATTCTACTAGTAGAGTTATTGGAGCTAAATTTATAGAAGCTTCAAATGGTAATACACACATTTTAGAAATGCCTGTATTAGATGATAATAATCAACATATAAAAGATTTATATGTAGCTGGTATTGACTCTATTGATAAAGCTTTAGGTGATTCTATGGATGATAAGGGTTCTAAGTTTTGTGTTACTATAAAAAAGAGAACCTTTGGTATGGAAGGAGATAAATATGTAGCATACTACATGGATAGGCCCTACGATATAAGGGAAGCATACGAGAAATGTGCCCAACTTCTAACTATGTATAATTGTAAAGCTAATCTTGAAGATACTAAAATTGGTATAATAGGATACTATAGAGAAAAGCATTGGTTACATTTATTAATGAAACGCCCTCAATACGCAATTCAAGGCGATTCTAGACGACCTCCTAACGCATTTGGTACACAAGGTACAGAAAAAATGATTCTTCATGCAATCGACTTAATTGATGCTTATATTAAAGACTATTGTCATCTTATAGGTTTTGTTGAAATGATTGAACAATTACAAAATTATAGTTGGGAGAAGAAAGGAAAGTACGACTTAGTTGCGTCAATGGGTATGTGTGAGATAGGGGATGAGGAATTAATGGGTATAGTTCCTAAAAAAGAATTAATAGAAATAGAAGGTATAAAAGATATTGGATTCTATTATGAAAATGGTAAGAAAAAATATGGCATTATTCCAGATAAAAATAATAATAAACACTTAAATGCAGCACTAAATGGATATAATCAGTTTTAATAAAGCAATTAAAGATTTCTATCGGACTAAATATAATGTAGAATATCTTAATGATGTGACAGTAACATCCGAAATAGAAGGAGAGTATATTACTTTTTTATGTAAAATGCCTTTTAATCAAGATAATAGACCTTTAAATTTAATGGGTCAATTCAAAACATTAGATGAATTTTTAACCTATGTTTTGAAAGAATTATCTACTAATAGATATCCGTATGACGTAAAGTATTTTAAATTAATACAAACAGATGGTATTGATAAAAGACCACAATAATTTTTTATAAAGAAAAATATTATTATATTTGTGAAATATATGAACTAATAAATATTAATATGAAACATTTTGAAATTAAAAATCTAAAAATAAATTTAGATAATCTTCTACAACATATAGTAGAAAGTAAAATAACCAACTCTTATTTAAATTACGGATTAATTAGAAATAATAAGATTCTTACAAAGGCTGTTGAAAATATAGACGAAGCTTCTCCAAAACAATTAAAAGAAATTGAAACTTCTATATATCAGAATGGTTTAAAAGAATTTGAGAAATTAGTCAAAAAAGAAAAATTAGAAATAGAAAACTTATCAGAAATAGGTAAACAAAATAAGATTTTTAATTTAGGTTTTTTGCAATCTACAGAAGAAGAAAAAAGTACTAGAAATAAATTAATAGAAGAATACAATGAATTTTTGCAAAAAGAGAATGATACTGTATTATATAATTTAAATTTTGATGGTATAAAAGATATTAATCTAGAAATTATATATTGGGATATTTTAGATAATTTTATAAAATAGAGGGTTTCCCTCAAAACTAAATAATTATGAGACAATTTAATGAGTACTTTAATATTATTATAGAACACGAGGGAGGATTAACTGATCATTCTAATGATCATGGAGGTATCACTAAATATGGTGTTTCCTTACGTTTTCTTCAAGGATTAATTCCTGTAGATGGAGATATTGATAATGATGGAGATATAGATAAAGATGATATTAAAGCACTTACAATAGAGGATTCCAAAGAAATTTATTTAAAGTTCTTTTGGAGTCCTTTACATTTAGATAGTATAAATTCTGAGGAACTTAAACTCCATCTATTCGATATGGGAGTTAATGCAGGTACTCGTACTTCTGTGAAATTACTTCAAAGAATTTTAAATACATCTGAAGATGGAATTATCGGTAAAAATACTACCTTTCTAATTAATAATTATTCAGGAGATTTAGTAAAAGAATATAAAAAAGCTAGACAAAATTATTATTTAGATATTATATCAAAAAATCCAAAACTTGCTGTATTTAAAAAAGGATGGATGAATAGAATTGAAACAACAAAATTTTAAAAATGAATACATTCGATTACACAACAATGGGAATTTTATCTGAGAAAGAAAAATCTTCTCCAGATTATCTAAAAAGTTGCATTGATAGAGCGATAAGTGAATTAGTATATGATAAAGATTACATAAGAAAAGCTTATAATTATTATAATTGCTTTAGAGATAAAGAACAATTTCAGTATCTTGAAGATAATTATGGAATAGGTTCTCCAACAGCTATTGAGTTTATACCTTTAGTAAAAAGACATGTAGATGCTCTTATAGGTGAATTATTAGAATCTAAATTAAAACCTAAAGTTACATGCAAAGATTCTGAAACTCTATTTAAAATAGAAGAAGCTAAACAAAAAGCAATTTATGAAGCAGAATTGTTACGTATAAAACAACAAGCTGTAGATAATATTAAAAGTATTTTTGGAGATTCTAAAGATAAAACAGGTCAATCTATAGATAATGCCTCCGAAGAAGAATTAGAAAAATTAAAAGAAATTACAGAAAGAGATTTTATTTCTGAATTTGAAATAGCAGCACAAAATCTAGTTGAGTTTTTTATTCAATCTAGAGAGATTGACCTAAACTCTAAGAGAGAGATGATGTTTAAGGACATTTTAGTAGCTGGCCAAGCCTATTATCGTAATTATATTAAATATAAATCTCCTTTACCTACTACTGAGATATTAAATCCTTATGATGTATTTCCGGAAATAAATCAAAATTCTATTTATATAAATAAATCTAGAAGAATTGTTTATGTAAAATACATGAATAAAGAAGAAATTATAGGAGAACATGGTAAAGATATGACTAAAGAAGATTTAGAAATATTAAGTGGTATTAATTTAGAAGTAGAATCTCATAATGTATATTATGTTAGAGCAGATGCTAATGGTGTTATAGGTAATGGGGATACCGTTACCCCAGGTATGTATCCTTATTTAGATGGTCCTTTATTTGTTGAGAATAAATACCCCGTATATTATTGTGAATGGTTAGAAAATAATAAAGTAGAATCAGAAGAAGGTGATATTTACTATAGAACTGATAGATACAAAGGAGCTAGAATAGGTAGTCAAATATACTTATCAATGGGTAAAGATGATAATGTAGTGAGATCTATGGAGGATCCTCATAATTGTACGTTATCTATAAACGGAATTCAATTATTAACTCGTAATAATAAACCATTTTCTATGGTTTTAGCTACAGCTAATTTACAAGATAGATATGATTTATTGCACTTTTATAGAGATAATTTAATTGCTCGTTCAGGAGTTAAAGGAGATTGGATAGATACCTCATTGATACCTACTTATTTAGGTAATACTCCTGAGGAAAGATTATTAAAATGGAAAGCTTATAAAAAAGGTGGAGATGCTTTGTTTTCTTCTGCTCAAGAAGGAAGAGGTATTCCTTTAAATACTACTTTCTCAGGTTTTGATGATACTGTATCTGGACAATCTATACAAGCTATACAATTAGCTATTCAACAAACTGAAGAAATTTGTAGTGCTATTACTGGTGTTTTTCGTGAAAAACTAGGAGATATAGAACAAAGAGATGCAGTTACTAATATTCAAACAGGTATTAAAAACTCAGCTGTTATTACTAAACAATATTTTAATGCTTTAGAAGGATTAACTAAACACTTATTAACAGATTTACTTAATTTAAGTAAAATTAGTATTAATAAAACTTTTAAAGGATCTTTAATAATGGGATCTCGTCTATCTAGAATTTTTACTATTATACCAGAACACATTTCATTTACTGATTATGATGTACATATAGGAGATAGTACTGAAATTGTGAAAGATATAGAATTAATTAAACAAATGACTCTAGAACTTATGAAAGGTGGTTTAGTATCTCCTGAATTATTATTTAATACTATAACTACTGAAAGTCTTACTGAATTTAAAGAAGCAGGTTTAACATCTATACGTAAAGTAAAAGCAGAACAAGGACAAACAAGTCAGATGCAACAACAAATTGCTCAATATGAGCAACAAATGAAAGAAGCTAATGCACAAATTCAACAACTTACTCAACAAGCTCAGAAAGTATCTCAAGATGAGTTAAAATTAAAACAAGATACTCTTAAAATGCAAATGGAACAAGGAGCTACTAAACTTAAACAAGATAAAGAATATAAAGAAAGAGGCATCAGTTTAAAAGAAAAACAAGTACAAGCAGAAGTACTTCAATTAGTAGATAATAATTCTAATAATAATGAAATTAAAAATATATCATAATGGCAACTATAAAAACAAACTTAAGTTCTGAGAATACTTGTGGATTAAAAATAGAAAATATCTCCGGTTATTATAATAGTACTAGTAATACTACTGGATTTTTAACACCCACTGATATAGTAGCAGGAGTTAAAAATTATTATATAAATGATATAGTATTTTTTACATTTTTAATAAAAAATAATTGGAGTGGGACATTTACTAATTTACCAATATCTGGTAATTTAGGTGTAGCTCCTATTTATGATGAAAATAAAACTTTTGAAACTTTAATGGATGAATCTGGAATTACTCAACATACTTTTTTCTCTGAAGATGGTTATTATAGTGTATATCAGTTAGCAATTCCTAAAGAATCTGCTATATCAAAGCCAGAAGCAGCGGCAACAAATAGATATTATGTTAAAACAGATGGTAAAATATGGCTTAAAACTACTGGATCTGAAGATAAATTAGTAAATTTATATGATGCTATAGTATCATGTGATACTAATTGGTCTACTACGAATGTAGTTATACTAAGATCTAATTTAGTATCTAAGTGTTTCCTAGAAAATTGTTTTAATTCAGTATTAGAAGTATTTTCTAAATATTATACTGATCCTCTATGTAGTAGAAATAATTTAACACTTCAATCATTAAGAGAAAAAAGAGATTTATTATTTGCTGTAACTAATACTATACAGTATTATGTAGAAGCGGCTCAATATTATCAAGCTGCTAAATTAATATATGATGTATCATTTTGTAGTATATGTAAAGACTACATATTAGCAAATCCAACAGTAAATTGTAATTGTAGAGGTGTTAATTATTAAATTTTAAATTATGGCCAAAAAAACACTGCTTACGGCCTCTCCAATACAATCAGTTGAGCCATATAGTCAAAATATATCTATTAGTAATAAAAGAAATTCATTAGTACAATCTGATCTGGTGGTGGAATTACCTAATTCCACGCAAAATACTAATACAGATAAAGAAAGTAAACTATTACTGCCCTCAAAGGAATCTTCCTCTGAGGTAGTTCAGGATATACTCATAGATGATAAAGGAGGAGAAGGGATTATAACAGATATTCCTAAGGATGTAGAAATAATTTATGTTCCTAACATTCAAATACCTACTACAGTAAAAATTGAAAAAAAGAATGGTCTTCCAGGAGATTTTATAGTTACTCCCAAACCATTTATTCCCTGTGATTCTCCTAGTGTTTGTAATATAACTCCTCAATACCAAAATACTACTCCTGGTTATAACGTACCTGCCGCAACTCCTTCTACTATAACTATTATAGATAGTACTAAGGCAAATGTGAAGTGGCACCCAGAGGGTGTAATTTTCTCTGGTAATCCAGAGAAAGCTATGAGTATAATATACACCAGTGGTAAGATATTTATTCATGAGTGGTATATATTATCTGAAGCAGAGATTACAGAATTAGGTACGGAAAATTACCATCCTGAGAGAAGATGGGAGGTATTAGGTAATATTGAAGGGTTATCTCCTGAGATAATTTTAAGTGATAAAGAAATACATTATATTTTTGCTAAAGTGCCAATTTCAGAGGATTTAACAACAGCTGAAATTGTTATCACTAAAGAATATGGATTTGAAGGAAAATATGAAGGTTATATTTATATATTAATGGGAGTCATTAGTTATATAGAAGATCTATTGATTCTATCTATGTTGTGGGGAGATGACACAAAATTAGTTAAAGTTTATCCTCCTATAGAAACAAGAGAGATAATAGATGACGAAGAATGTTTAAAAGTAAACGATGCTAATACAGGTATAAAAAGAACTTATTATCATACTGAAACTAAAGATCCAAAAACATTACAATGGGTATCTAATAATGATGATAATACTAGAGATTCTGCAGATTATACTATGTGTCCTATACCTAAAATAAATACACGAGAAGTTATTGATAATGAAGAATGTGTTAAAGTAAATGGTGTAAATGTAGGATTAAAGAGAACCTATTATCACACTGAAACTCAAAATCCAACAACTCTTGTCTGGACATCTAATAACGATGATAAAACAAGAGACTATTCAGATTATACAACTTGTCCAACTCCTATAATACCAGGAGTTATTACTAGAGAAACAAGAGATTCTTCTAAAGACTATTGTGAACTAAATGATGGAATGAATACAGGAACAAGATTCTTATACTTATTTGAGGAAACTAAAACAGGAGACGGACCTTGGATTCCTACAGTACCTACTAAATTTAGATATACTACAGAATATAATACTACAGAATGTCCTTTAGTACCCTATAGAGTGTCAATGTCTACAGGACCATCAGGAGGTTATAATTTTTCTAATGAAAAGAATATTGTATATAGTCCAGGAGAATTTGTATCTTTAGAAGCTCCTATATATCATGACGAAGATGACTGGGACTTCTTTTATTTATCAGTTCCTTCTAATAAAAATTTTATTGTAACAGATAGTATAGGAAATAATATAAGAAGTGAATTTAGTAGTGTAGGGTCTGACAATAGAACTGGATTTAGAAATAATACTGTGTATATGAAGGCCGATGCATATGCCACTGATTTTGTAGGAATGTTTAACCTAAAAATAAATTAATTATGCAAAGAAATTTAGATAAAGCTTTATTTTTCATTCAATCAGGTTTAGTAGATTCAAAACTAATAAATATCCGTAATGAAGGTGCTAAAATTAAAATACTTAGTATTGGAGAATATTTAGCAGAATTAGTACCTAATCACGTACGTACTCCTGGTGCTATTGTAGTTATATTAGAACCTAATATAGGATATATTCCACAAAATTTATATACTATTTCTCAGTTTAGAGCTAATATAGTAAACTTCACCAGTAAATATTATACTTTTATTGGAGGACAAACTAATGAAAATTTTAAAGAAGTACCGTTTGGTGTATATACTTATATTGCATACGCATCTGATAAGTTAGGAGCTGATTTTACTACTACAATAAATGATACTTTAGAGTATATGGCTATTTTAATTAGTAAAGAAAAAATAGCAGAACCTAAATCATCTGATTTTGAAGGACTTTGGTATAAATATAAATTTATAAAAGAAATTACTGCCGGTAATGGAATGGAATTTGAAACCATTACTAAAGAAGGAGAAATAATATTAGGAACGCCTTCTACTATTACAGGTATAACTATAAACGAAGTAACTAATAAGAGTCATACTCATAAATTAGAGGCCACTGCTTCTGATATTAGCAACACTCCTTTTACTAGTATACTTTCTACAAATGTACAAGACACATTAGAAGAATTATCTACTAATATAGATACTAAAGAAAACATTTCTAATAAAGTAACTTCTATATCTAGTTTATCTACAAATATCCAATATCCTACCGCTAAATTATTATATGATTCATTAGAATTAAAACTTGATAAGAATTTAAAAGGAGTTCCTAATGGATTAGCTGAATTAGACAATAATGGGTTTGTATTAAATACTCAACTTCCTAGTTATGTTGATGATGTATTAGAATATAATACTTTTTCTTCTTTACCTTTAATAGGTGAATCTGGAAAAATATATATTACACTAAATGATAATATAACTTATAGATGGAGTGGGACAACTTATGTAGAAATCAGTAGTAGTTTAGCTTTAGGAGAAACTTTCGCGACAGCTTATCGAGGTGATAGAGGTAAAATTGCTTATGATCATAGTCAAGTATATAATTTAAATCCTCATAATACATCATTTGATCAGTTAGTTAATAAACCAACTACGTTATTAGGATATGGCATTACAGACGCTGCTGGATTGGTCCACACTCATCCTTACCTTCCGGATTCTGATTCCAGAATTGCTCAATGGGCAACCGCTTATTCGTGGGGCGATCATTCCGGAAGGTATAGTCTGTTGGGGCACACGCACGAGTACTTACCGTTGTCAGGTGGGACGATGAGTAACACAAACATGGTCTTAAATTTAAATGCCCACTTCCTTGGAGGTTTCGCCTCATATAATTACACAAAATACGACCGTATTGGTGGTGAGTACAATGCAAACATACGTAATCCTGAAGGCGCATTTCGAAAAGCAGAATACCGTTGGGTAAATACCCCTGCTGTCGACATTGGAATCTTGACGGAAGATGTGTATTCGAGTGATTGGATTTTACAAGAATTTACGGATTTAGGTTCTGCTAATAAATATTGGAGAAGGTTCCACAGTGGTACAACATGGGACCCTTGGCGAAGAATATGGGATTCAGGAAATCTCACTAATCCCATCACCGGAACTGGCACTGCTGGTAATATACCTGTATTTACAGGCGGAACTAGTTGGGGAAAGAGTCTAATTAGTCAATCTGGAACTACGGCAAGGGTTGATGGTGATATTATTGCTGATGGAAACATAACTGGAGTAAATTTATCTGGAACAAATACAGGTAATGTAACATTAGGAACATTAAATGGTTTATCATTATTAAATCAGCAGCTTAGTTTAGGACTTTCATCGACAAGCGCAACAGGGGCATTAAGTTCAACAGATTGGAATACCTTTAATGGAAAATCAAACCTTACTCTAGGAACTACATCAACAACTGCC